CGCCGATCGTGTCGACGAAACGCATGGTCAGGCGAGCGGTACGGCTAGGCCGACTATTGATCGATCCCGCACCCGGCGGAAGCTCCGGCGGAAGAAGGGTGATTTCGGTATCGTAGGAAAGACCGACGATGCAGCGTTTCACGGCGCGGGGCAGGCTCAGGTTTCCGCCGCCCGATACCGTAGCCGCCGGCAGCTTGGATCCATCGCCGACGATCTCGACATCGGCGCTGGCAAGGTGCGCGGCCGTGACCGATACGAACCCGGGATTGTTGTCGATGACAGCGGCGCAGTCGACCATCAGGCCGTAGTCCGGCTCGGTCGCCACGTCAGGATGGAACGGACAAGCCGCAACGTCGAAGTATTCGAGATAGCGCTTCTCGACCCCACCGATGCTACGCCGCACGATGACCCACAGGACATCCATGTCCCCGGACGGAATGACGGCGCCTGCCTCGAATTGGCCCTGCGTCTCGTGCCGCGCCCAGCCCATCACGATAGGCTGCTGGTCGCGGTCGACCGTGCAGGACAGAAGCGATCCGTCCGCCATGCCGGCCCAAATGATCGGGTCCGGCTCCTGCTGATAGGACATCCAGACCACGCCAGGCTTCAGCAGGTGTTCCGCCAGGGCCGTGATGTCCGGGCTGCTGTATCGATCGACGTCATAGCGGTAGCCGTGGCTGCGCACCTTGCGGCCGCTGCGCTGCACGAAGATCGTCTCGCCGCTCACGGACAGCGGGCGCACTGCCGCGCTGCCGTGCGTGCTGTCCGGGCGCACCCGAATGTTCGTCGGCGTCAACGGCTTTTCCACCCCCGACCGAATGGACAGTTCGCCGGATTCGGTCATGACCGCGAGATCCTGCATCGCGCTCACATAGGCAATCGGCCCGCTTTCGTCGCCATCGAGGGTGAACGAAAACGCCCGATCGTCAGTCGTCCCGATGGCGAAGTCCAGCGGCTCGCCCAGCCGCGAGCCCCATACCGTGCGCGGAAACTTCGCGGACCCGGCCGCGATGAGCCGCTGCTGATACATGGTCCCCGTCCGCGGGTATCCCCACGCGGGATACTTGCCCCATGCCGGCGGCAGCAGCCCCCATGCCAACGCAGGCGCCGCTGTCGTTGCCGACAGTTCGTCGACAATCACCGCCGCGACCACGGTAGCGCTCGTGTAGCCGGTGATCTCGCACAGGCCGCCATTGATGCGGACCATGCTCCCGACATCATCCGACCGCCAGCCATCGGCGGCCAGAGTGAGGGTAATGGCTGTGCCGACAGGATCCTTCGCGCTTGGGGTGCACGTGGTCTGCGGGCTCACGTCGATCAGCCACTCGTCCGCCGGCAATGCGATCGAGGCAAACGCCCGGGTGACCTCGACCGTCACATTCAACGGACTGTTGTACGCCGTGATGACTGCCAGCCCGGAATTGGCGATGATCCCGCGCCCGACATCCGTGGGCAGGAAGACACTCGCCAGGGCAAGCACGGTGCGTCCGGCCCCCACGGCGGCCGAACTGAGCGATGCCGTAACGTTGATCTGCCGTCCGAATTCCCCGAATGGGGCGCTCGTGAAGCGGGCCTCAGCCAGCGCCCACACTCCGCCGTCGAATAGCTGTAGCCTATAGATCGGGTGCGCGCCATTGAAGAGCCACATCGTCCGATCGGCCTGCGCCCAATCGAGCGACGCCAGGTCCGCCTGCGCGTATGGGCTGGTGAGCGTGGCGACGATCGCCCCATCGGGCGAGCGCACCCGGCATTGCAAGTCCGCCATCTCGACGATGAATGCCTCGTCGCGCCCGGCCACGAACGGGACCAGAATCGAACCGTAGGCATCCGTGGTCAGGGCATCGTCGACATACCGTGTACCCGGCCGCCTCCGCACGCCGCCCTGCGGAAGCGGATATGCGTTGCGGCACCGCTTGAGCGCGGCTTCGTATCGATCGAGATCGGTTCGCCCGAGCGCGCGCGGGGACCATTCCCCCGAGACGAATGACGTTTGCTTGAAATTGGCTTTCAAAACGCCCGTCCCTGCGAGTTTCGAGCCCACATCAGCGGGTTATCGTCCATCGGCTCGGGCCGATCTTCGGTCCCGTCGACCGCCCGCGCTTCCTTGAGAACCTGCCGCAGCACGGTTTCAACGAGCTGCTCCATGCTCGCGCTCTGCGTGGTGCTGTAGGCAAAGACGGCGCGCATGACAAGCGTCATGCCCCATACCAGACCGGCGTCCCACGATGCCGTATTCTCGTTGCGCCAAATGTAGCGCAGCACGAGCGTCGCCTCGTCGCACAGGATCTTGCCGGATTCGATCCGGTAGTCGACGACCTCATACTGCCGGCCGACCGACAAGACGCGCAGGCAATCGCCAGGCAATGTGAACTTGCGCGCGTAATCCGAGTCGGGCGCGTCGACATCGGGATTCAGCGTCAACCGCTTGATGGCGCAATTCCACGGGTGCCGGCGCAGCACATAGTCGCGCGCGGTCGGCCACAGGTTCGCCGCCAGTCGGGCGCGGTCCGAGTCGTCGTCGAAGCTGCTCAGCGGCGCCTCGCCCAGCATCAGCAGGGCATTGCTGCAAATCGATACCGGGGTAGCTGTCGACATGCTTGCTCCGAAGAAAAGGGGGGCGCGCGGCCCCCCCTATGGATCTACCGCATGCGCGATGGCTCAGGACTGCGGGCCGACCCAGTGAATCTCGATCTCGGCCTGCGCGTTGTCCGTCGGGTTCGCCGACAGCGCGGTCACGTAGACCTCGACATCCTCCGTCATGACGTTGGAAATGCCGCCGACGAACAGCGAGCCACTGGTCAGGCTCTTGGCTCCGGCGGCCGCGATGTCGAGCCCGTCAGCGATGCCGTCCACATCGATGACCGTGCCGTCGTCCAGCGCGCGGATACCCACGTCGCAGGTGACGGACGCTCCCCATGCCGAATGCTGCAGCGAGCCCGTGCGCAGGATCCTGGCCCCCTTCGGAACGATGATGCCCGTATTCCAGGTGTCGTTCTGCGCCCAGGCCGCCGTGGCGGGCGTGGTGGCAACCTCCACATGGATGCGGCCCTGGTCATACGGCGGCACCTTCTGGCGGGCCGACGTGCTTTCGCGGTTGGTGAGTTGCCTGGAGTCGAATTCAGCCATGATGGCTCTCCTTCAGAGATTCAGAAGCCGGTGTTGGTGAGGTAGTCGATCTGGACGACCTTCTTCTCATCCTGACGCACCGCGCCGAGCGAGAGCCAGCCGTAGACTTCCGTGGGGTTGCCGCGCTTGGCCTTGTTGACATCCACGTCGGTCTTCGCATCGATGCCGGTACCGAACTGCACCGCCGACTTCGCAAACGCGACCGTGCGGTTCGTATTGGCCGCCGCCAGATCAAGCGCCTGATACGGGATCCAGGTGAAGCCCATCCAGTTGCGCGCGACCTCGCCGGCCTGGAGCATCTGCACCGCCATGAAGTCCGCGCTCGTCAGCGTGGTGTCCGCCATGATCTGCCGCGCCATGATGGCGTCATAGATCATGTACAGCTCTTCGCTGTCGTCGACCTCGTTGGCAAGGAACAGGTGCTTCGCCTGGATCAGCTTGGCCTTGGTGAAGGCCGTGCCGCCGACTGCGATCTGCTGCCCGGAGGGAATCGCCGTGCTGGTGATCGAGCCACCTTCGGACGATCGGGTCGGCGCGCCGTCGAGCAAGGCGCGGTAGATCGTTTTGTCCTTCCGGCGATTGGCTGCGGCAACGAGCAGTTCCACATACTTGTACGTGGGATCCGCCGTGAGCTTGGCCAGGTCGAAGGCATCGACGACCAGCGGGCCGATGTCGTAATCGGCCATGTAGGCAATCCGCGTCTCGTGCGAAACGTCCTGCGCTTCCTTGTCCTGGTATCGGCCGGTGACCTCGCGGGCCTCGACGGTGCCGATGTTGTTCGTCGTGAACGACGAACCCTGAATCATCCCGCGATCGACGACCGCGCCCTGAAAGCGCGACTCCTTCTGCTGCAACGCATGGATGAACGTGTCGTGAAACTGCTGCCGAAAGGCAGTCGTGATGGTGGCACTGGTGGACATGATCGTGTCGTCCTATGAAGATCATATCGCCTGGTGCGGGTGTCCCATCGGGGCCGCGTATTCAGCGGGACAGCGCGGCGTTTGGCTGTCCCTCGGGCGTATCCATCCGGTATCCGGCAGCCATGCCGGGCAGATTGCGTGCAGTATATGCCGCGCGCAGTGCGACATCAACCGCCGAACTTGCGGCCGTAAAGCTCCGTCGCCTTGCGCACGATGATGGAATGCTCGGGATGCTTGGAGTCGAAATAGGCCGGATGCGCCATCAGCGCGGCCAGAGTGTCGGACTCGGCCGCCGATAGCGCCTGCTGCGGAGGACGATCCTCGCCCATCGAAGACCCGACGCGCGCCATCAGGCGAATGAAATCCGGGTCCGATCCGAACTTCGATTCGAGACGCGCCTGGAGTTCGGGCGACCCGGCAAACCGAACTGCGGCCCGGTAGGCTTGCGATAGCCCGCGCTGGAATTGATCGTCGCTCACCCAATCCTTGCGCAGATCGGCTTCGGCCGCCACGGGATCGGGCTTGACAGACGATGCGTAGTGCTCCAGCACGTAGCCGAGCTGGGCATTCGTCATCCCGCGGGCGTGCGCACCCTTGAGAAAACCCTGGTACTTCGGATCGGCCTTGAGTGCGGCCATGTCCATCGGCACCGTCACCGCCGGCGCGTAATCCTCTGGCGTCTTCGGCGGGGCATCGCCCGCCCCTAGCCGACGCTCCAGGTGCGTATAGCCCTCGGCCACCTTCAGCGCTGTAGCCTCGTGGTCCACCGTGCCGTCGTCGCGCTTGACGACGTACTTCTCCGGGATCTTGCTCGGCTCGGGTGCCGGTGCGTTGCCGGTCGCCAGCAGCGAGGGGGCGGCAGCCGGAGCGGCGGCAGTGGGTGCGGGTTCAGCGACAGGCGCAACCGCCGGCGCTTCGATAACTTCACTCATGGGCTCGTCGTCCTGGTGGGTTGGCCTGGTTGATACGCGCGTGGATATGCTCGACGACCTCGCGCCAGCCTATTCGCCGGGCGCGCTCGTCGGCGCTGGCATGCCATAGCGGGCCGCCAAACG